GTAACTGCCAAGGCAATTACTAATGTTAATAAATCTAAATACGTTAGTCAGGTTGGTGATAGTACCGCAGCCGCACAAAATTCTTGTAGTAGTAATTTAGCGGTTGCTTATGAAACTTGGGGAGATGCTCAATCATCGGTAACGACAAGTATAAATCAAACTGAATTTGTTACTGAACTTCAAAAGAAAACACTTAATCCACAATTACAAGTTCTTATTTATTTAATATGTTACGCTAAGACATTTAATACTGGTAAATTCTATGGTTATAACAATAACTACGCGAATATAACACTAACCACAGATTATGGGACAAATAGTAATTATTTTAGTAATAAAAAATACTCTTGTGTAAATATATCAAATTCAACTGATAAACCTACATCACAACCTGTTGCCAATTTTGATAACATAGGAAAATTCTTTGATTTTATGATTTCAAAATTATCTTCAAATGTTGATAGAGTATATAATACGACAACAGGATTAGGCCTTACTAAATATTATGTGTGTTATTGGCCTGTTTCTAATGTTAGTGAAGATTATTTTGACTCACACATTAGTGAATATACTAAATTACAATCAACGTTTGATAAAGGATTTAAGTCTGCGGGAGATGCGGGGTTAAACGTAGATTCTGCAGGGCAATTAAAAACTCAAACTACGAGAAATAGTCAAACAATTCAACAACAATTAAATACGGTTAATCAATCATCAAATTGTTTACCTCCAAGGATATTAACCATATCACCATTAACAGGTGTGAGTGGTACAATATTAACAATAACGGGTGTGGATTTTGAAAATATCACAGGAATTACAATTAATAACGTATTGACAACTACTGGCATAACTGTTAATAGTTCAACTAACTTAAATGTCGTTGTTCCATATACTAATAATGGATTAACTAATGCTCAAAAAAATCTTATAATTGTTAGTGGAGTAAATGGAATTGGAAGAAGTGTGACCCTTTTCACCTATGACCCAGCACAAGTAACACCTGTACCAAAAAACTCAAAAAACACAAATACTCAACCACAACAAACAGGACCTGTTACGTTAATAGGAGAAACAGAAATATTAATAAGAGATTTAACTGGTAAATTAACTGTTAGTGTGAATCCTCAAGCGGCTGCACTTAATACTTGGACATTAGAACAAAATGTTGATATGATTGTTGCGGTTTTTGATACTTCTATTGTAAATAATGTTAGAAGAGAAACAATAAATAGAAGTGTACCGTTAGTAATCTCAAATTATGTTTCTGGTAACGTATTCACAATAACCCGTAACGATGTTGCCGATATATTAATTAATAATCCAGTTCCTGAATTTAAAACCAATTTTCTTAAAGATGGTCAAACGGTCGATATTCAATTTATAGTTACCGCAGTTCCTACAAATAAAACTTTAAACCCGCAAAACGTACCACAAACTTTTAATTTTAAATTTATATAATTTAGTAATTAGGAATAACATTCACTTAAATCGTATATTTATATAAAAAGATTTTTATGAGCTTAAAAACAACATTAGATAACTATCTTGGAAAATCAGTTAGATTTTCAGAAGAAGACAACGGAGACGGAACTAAACAAGTTTGTGATTTAGATACTGGAGATTGTTATACTGTAAGAGAAAGAGACGGTCTTATCGAAAGAGCTGGTCAACAAACAACTGCCAATAGAAAAGTTAGAGTAGAAACATCTAGAGGAATTAAACAATTATTAAACGGATAATACAATGAGTTTAGATAAAAAAATATTAAGTGAAATTCAAAGATACAAAAGTATCAATAATTATATCAGAGAACAGGCTGGTGATGACTTGGCTGCGTTGGCCCCTGAAGAAGGAGCAGCACCCCCGCCACCCCCTGCAGATGCATTAGCAACCCCACCACCACCTCCAGCACCAGGCGGAGCACCAACACCAATAGATGTTGATAATGACCCTGATGTTGAAAAGATTGATGATGACGGAAAATCTGAAGAAGGTGGTACTGAAAGTGGTTCTGAAGAATTAGACATTACTGAATTGGTAGATTCTCAAAAAAATATTGAGAAAAAACAAGATGATTATTTTGATAACTTATTTGGACAATTGACTAAATTGGAATCAAGATTAGGTGAGATGGATGCTATTATGAACAAACTTAACGCTCTTGAAAACAAGATTGAAAAGTATAGAGAGAAAACACCTCAAGAAAAATTAGAGTTAAGAAGCTATGATTCATATCCATTTAATCAAAAATTATCACAATTTTTTGATGATAAAAAAGATGAGATGGAAAAGACGGGAAAAAATGATTATGTTTTAACTCCACAGGATGTGACTGACATAAATGTTAACGATATCAAGGGCTCCTTCCAAGGAAGTGGACAAAAAGATGAGTTAAGATATAAATAATATTATTTAACATATTAATAAGAACCACCCTAAAAAGGTGGTTTTTTTATTTGACAAACACCCAAAACTAGATTATAATTATACAACAAACCAACAAATTAAAATTTAAATAAAATATGATGAGTTCATTAGACGCCGTATTGGCACAGTACGAAAAAGCACAACAAGGGGGCGGGGCCCAAAGCAAAATGTCGCAAGACGAAAGAATGAAAAAGTATTTCGCTTGTATCCTTGGAGACAAAGAGAAATCAGGACAACGTAAAATACGTATCCTACCAACACAAGATGGTTCTTCACCATTTAAAGAAGCATGGTACCACGAAATTCAAGTAGGTGGACAATGGCAAAAATTCTATGACCCAGCAAAGAATGACAACGAGCGTTCTCCATTAAATGAGGTTTATGAAGAATTGATGTCAACTGGCAAAGAGTCAGACAAAGAATTGGCTAAACAATATAAATCTCGTAAGTTTTATATTGTTAAGGTTATTGACAGAGACCACGAAGAAGATGGTCCGAAGTTTTGGAGATTCAAACACAATTATAAGAATGATGGTATCTTAGATAAAATCATTCCAATTTGGAGAAACAAAGGTGATGTTACCGACCCTGAAAAAGGACGTGACTTAATCATTGAGTTAACAAAATCTAAAACAAACGCAGGTAAAGATTACACAAGTGTGTCTACAATTATGTATGAAGACCAAGGTCCTGTACACGCAGAAGCTGCTCAGTCTAAAGCTTGGGTTGAAGATGAATTAACTTGGTTAGATGTTTATTCTAAAAAACCTGTTGATTATCTTGAGGCTATCGCTCGTGGAGAAACTCCAAAATGGGATAATGATAAGGGTGGTTATGTATATGGTAATGACACTGAATCAACAACTTCAATGGGTGGGTCTAAAAAATCTGAAACTAAAATAGATATTGTTGACTCTCAGGCAAATGATGAAGTTGACTCTGACTTACCGTTCTAATTATATAATGAGCTTGGACATTCACTTAGGTAAAGTGTCCAAGCTTTTTCTTTTTAACTAAAAAAAAATATGGCAATTAAAAAAAATGATTTCAGCTTGGTAAAGAAAAAATTCTCTACCTCAGCAAAATACAAACCCCAAAGATTTTTTGACTTAGGTCCTGATTTCTTAGATGCGGTTGGAGTACCTGGTCCTGCGATTGGACATTTAAATATGTTCTTGGGTCACTCAGATACAGGAAAAACTACCGCATTGGTTAAATCTGCGGTTGATGCTCAAAAGAAAGGTATTCTACCTGTGTTCATTATTACTGAACAAAAATGGTCTTTTGAACACGCAAAACTTATGGGTTTTGACTGTGAAGAAGTTGTTGATGAAGCAACAGGAGAAGTTGATTGGGACGGATTCTACATCTTTAATAACAACTTCAATTATATTGAGCAAATCACCGACTATATTAATAGTTTGTTAGATGCGCAAGAAAAAGGTGAGTTGGATTATAGTTTATTGTTCTTATGGGATTCTGTTGGTTCAGTTCCTTGTAAGATGACATTTGATGGTAAAGGTGGAAAGCAACACAACGCATCTGTATTGGCAGACAAAATTGGTATGGGTATCAACCAACGTATTTCAGGTTCTCGTAAATCAGATTCAAAATACGAAAACACTTTGGTTATTGTCAACCAACCTTGGGTTGAATTACCTGATAATCCATTTGGACAACCTAAGATTAAAGCTAAAGGTGGTGAGGCAATTTGGTTAAACTCATCTTTGGTATTCTTATTCGGTAACCAAAAAGGTGCAGGAACTAACAAAATTACTGCAACAAAAGACAAAAGAAGTGTTAAATTTGCAATTAGAACTAAAATTTCTGTGATGAAGAATCACATTAATGGATTGGGTTATGAAGATGGTAAGATAATTGTAACACCACACGGGTTCTTGGCGGGTAAAGAAGCTGCAGAAGAAAAGATATCTATTGAGGCTTATAAAAAAGAACATGCTGACTATTGGAAAGATATTCTTGGTATTGCATCTTTAGATTTTGAATTGAAAGAAGAGAAAGAGGATTGAGAAGTATTCACACTATAAAACACAAGAGACATTAAAACATTATTAGTTGACGGAAACAACTTATTCAAGATAGGATTCCACGGAGCCAAAGACGTGTATAACGACGGAGCTCATGTGGGTGGAGTATTTCACTTTGTGAATATACTCCGCAAATTCCTTGAAGAACACAACCACGATAAGGTAGTGGTATTTTGGGACGGTGATTCTAATTCATCCGTTAGAAAAAGTTTATATCCACAGTATAAGGCAAACCGAACATTGGATATGAACGAATACAAGTATGAATCATATTTGTATCAACAATCAAGAGTTAAACAATATTTGGAAGAAATATTTGTTCGTCAAGTTGAAATGGCGAATAATGAGGCGGATGATTTGATTGCGCATTATTGCAAGATTGCGGTCGATGAAAAAATCATCATATTTTCCGCAGATAAGGACCTTACACAGCTTATCTCGGATAATGTAACCATCTATGCACCAAACACAAAAGAATACTTTAAAAACGGAGATAACATCGTTATTAACAAAGTTAAAATTCCACATTACAATGTGTTATTAACAAAGGTATTCACAGGTGATAAAGGAGATAATATTATTGGTATTGAGGGACTTGGTGAAAAAACATTGGTTAAATATTTCCCCCAAGTTCAGGAGAAACCTTGCACTATCGAAGAATTATTGGATATCGCAGGAAAAATTCCACAAAAAAAACCTATTAAAGTTTTAAATAATATTTTGACAGGTAAGACGAAATTGTCTATACTTGGTGAAGAGTTCTATAGTACAAATAAGAAGATTGTTGACCTATCTAATCCGTTAATAACCGAAGAAGGAAAAGAGTTAGTAACACAGATATTAAACGATACAATAGACCCCACCGATAGGGGTTACAAAAACTTAATGAGAATGATGATGGAGGATGGTCTCTTTAAGTATCTACCCAAAAACGATGAAGCTTGGGTTGATTTCCTCCGACCATTTATGAAACTTACACGAAAAGAAAAAAGAAAC